TCTTCAACTGCTCTAATAGCAAAATTTCGTAATTGTACGTTTTCATCTTCTGCTAAATCTATAAACAGTGAAGGATTTTTCTTAGCAAATAATAATAAATCTCTTCTAAGTTCTTTAGATGATAAAGAACTAACAGATGATCCAACTTCTACTCTTAATATAGCTTCAGCTTGTTCAATATCCATTTCATAAGCCATATTCAGAGCTTGTATTTCATATTGTAAATCTTCAAACTGATCTTCTGCTTCTATTATTGGATCAAATTCTTGAAATATAACACCTTTATGAGGGTGTTTATCTAAAAATTCTTGTAAATTTCTTTTTTCTTTAGGAACAAATAAATGCCCAGTATTAAACATTATATGCTTTAACGTGGCTGCTCCTTTTTGTTCATCAACAAATATACTTTTCATATTAGTAGCATATCTCATTTCTCTTTCATATCCTTGCTCTGGATCAAACCATACTAAAGGGTATCTTTTAGAATGTCTACTTGGTATAGTATATGTTAACGGTGTTTTATTACCTACTAAGTAATAATTTCTATCTTTGTATTCCCAGTTATCTACTGGTTTAGCTTCAGCTTTTTTTACTGGAGCCTTTTTTGTTTTTGTTTCTTCCATAATATAATATAATATAATAATTAAAAAAGACCCCGCCGAAGCGGGATCTTAAATATAACCTTAATTATGATAAAGCTGATGAAAGCTTTAACGTAATAACCGGTGTAATTGTTCCTACTAGTACTCCAGTAGAAGTTACTTTTTGTTCAACAATTGGTCCAACTAAAGCTGGTCCACTTGTTCCCATTGCAAGACCAAATGCACTTGCAAATTCCTCTAAGTATTCTGCCTCAGTCTTAGTGAAAGAGTTAGAACCACCTTTAGTATAGACAACATTAGCTTTAGCTAATTTATTTGATCCCATATCTAAAGCATAGAGAACATCAATTGTAAGTGTGTTACTTGATATTACTGCTGTAAGTTGTAGTATGCCTTCGGCTTGTACAACTTTATTTGTAGTTAATTTTACTAAACCCATAATTTCTATATTTTAAATGTTAATAAATAATTAAGCTCCTTTGAATAACACGAAGTTATTAGCGGCTTGTGTAATTAAACATCTTTCAGATAAGAAATTAACTCTCATTGTATCTAAATCAGTAGTGTAAGCACCACCAACAGATCCAGTGATCCATGCTTTGAATCTTCGATCTTCAGTTTCAGAAGCTCTATATCTTACGTGTAAGAAAGGACGTCTGATATTTGATCCTAACATTTGGTCATATACTGTAGATGTACCAGCAGGTATCATAACACCATCAATAGCGTTAGACATACCTCTTGTAGTAGCATCATTTAAGTATTTCCAGTCAGTTTTATAGAAGTCATAAGAACCTCTTCTAAAACCAGAGAAACCAAAGTTAAGAGCCATTTCAGCTTCGTTATCAAATAAACCGTAAGAAGCAGCGTTGTTTGAAGCGTAACCACCATTTGTAGCAGCTAACATATCATCAAAATCAAGAGCAGTTTGTCTTGATAAAAATAACATGTTTTCTTCAATAGCACCTTGCTTGTCTAAGTTTTTGAGTATTTCATCAAAATCTCCCATTGCACCTGAACCAGGAGCAGCAGCACCAGCAAAACCAGAGTATACATTACCTCTTGCTTCGATAGCAGCAAATAAACCTTCAGAACCTTTGATGTTTTGAGCAGCACCACCTGGTCCAAAATTAGCACCAAAAGCTACTGTGTTAGCTTGAAGTTCACCTTCAACCATAGCCATTTCTAAGTAATCTTCAAATCTTAATCTTGTTTCAGACTCAGACTTTAGATACCATAAATAACCAGATGTTCCGTCTTCAGTAGCAACTTCGATCCAACCTATTTGAGCGGTATCAGATCCACTTAATTCATAGTTATCTTTTAAGATAATTGGTGAATTAAAGTATCTTGTGAAACCTGGCTCAATAGCTCCAGCCATTCCGTTACTTCCTTTTGGAAATTCAGATCCATATACGAATACACTACAAGTACCTCCAGTAATAGCGGCAGGTGCACCAGCAGCATTTGTTTCGTATAAAATACAATCAATTGTATAACCGTTAGTAGTTCCACCAGAAGTTCTATCAGTTACTAAAGCTTTAGCAGAAGATAAACCTGTAGCGTTATCAGTAATTAAGATAGTGTTACCATCTCTAATTGCTGAAGTAGCTGGGTTATCTGCACCAGGCGTAATAGTAATTGTAATACTTGAACCAGCGTTAGCTGCTACAGCACAATTATCATATGCAATGTGTAATCTATTTTGTTCAGACCAAATTACTTGATCCGATGTCATTGGCATTTCAGCGCCAACCATTCGTAGGAAACCAGCTAATGTTCTGTTTCCATATCTTTCTACCTCTTGCTCATATAGCTCAGGTAGATATTGTTGTGCCCATGTATCAAAGTTTGCGTCAGCAAAATCAATATAGTTATCTTGTACGGTAACTTGATTTGGCATTGGCGTAATTGATGCAGGGAACGAACCTCCTGTTGTAAAACTCATGTTTTATTTTTTTTTTATTATGATTTTTTCTTAATTTTCAACCTAGAACTATCAACTCCAGTAATTGCTCTTACTTTCCAGCCATTAGGCATAGTAGCTTCAGAAGCCACTGGTTTTACCTCGTTATTAATGTTTTTAGATTTTGCTATAACATCTCTAGTTGCATCGGCTTTGCCTTGCTCGTAAAAGTGCTGCGCTAATCTATCTGCATTTCTAGCTGCGTAAATAGCTTTATGATAATCTTCCATATTGGTTATGTTTCCTTCTTTGTCAGTAAATTTACTAATAAATTTAGAAACATCCGTTTGTGAGTTTATCATTTCTTGTGGGTTTGAAACACTATATCTAAAAGCTTTTTCTCCAACATTAAATTCAAAACCTTTGAATTGTTCTTGAAAAAAACTTTTTGTATTGTTTACAAACTCATTTCTTTTTTCTGTTATTTGTTGTTGTTCTTGGTTGTATCGTTGGAAAAAGTCCATAGCTTTTTTCTGCTCATTAGTAACAGATGGCCTCAACTTGATTTCATCATAATATTTACTTTTCATTTGCTCTAAAAAGTTCTTGGCTTTCGCAACTTCTTCTTTGTATGCAAGCTTTTGCTTACGTACAAATCTTTCTTCGTCCGCTTCTTCATCAAAAGCAAAGTTATCTTCCATAACAAAAGTAACTTCTTCATCTGTAAGATGCGGTCTAGTCTTTTTATAATATTCTCTAACAAGTAGTTTATCGTCATACTTGTTATAATCTTTATTTAAAGTAACATAATCTTCTACAGTTCCACCTGTATCTTTCATGAATGTTACTAGCTTTTCTACGTTTTCAGGTAATTCAACACCTGTAACTCTTTCATCTCTTATAGCTTCTTGAGCTTTTTTCTCTAACTCTTTAGCTTCTTCTTTTACTGGCTTTTCATTTATTACCTCGAGTTCTTTGTTCTCATCTTTGTTTTCGACCTTTTTGGTAATTTCTTCAAGTCTTGGCTCGGATGTTCTCTCCTCCACTTTTTCCACATCTTTGGTTTGTTTATTCTCATCCACGACTCCTGTGCTTTGCTTTGGAACGGCATCTTCTTTTATTTCTAGTTTAGTTACTTTTTTTTCCTGTGTTAACTTTTTAGGTCTACCAGGTTTTCTTTTCATTGTGAGAGGTTGTTTTGAATCCACCTCTGCCTCTGTTTTTACTTTTGACATAATATAATATAATATAAGTTATTAAATATTTAAATCTTGATTTTGTTCAAAATTTATGGGTAATAAGTTGTTTTGTTTTTGATCAGCAATAGCACTTTGCTGAGTACCTACTATCTTAGTTCTTTTATCTTTTCTATTTTCAATTTCCAGTTCGCGAGAAGCTTCTGTATTTACTTTCTGTTGACCTAACTGCATGTTGTAGTTAAATTCTAATTCCATTAACTCACGTTTTATTTGAGCCTCTGTTCTCATTCTTTCTATCTCAAATTGAGATTTACCTTTTTCAAACTTAAGTTTAGTATCTAGTTGAGCTTCTGATTTTTGTACTTCTGCAAGAGCGGAAGCTTCACTTGCTTGAGCGTTAGCTTGTCCTTGAGCTTGAATATTAGCTAAGTTAGCAGCTTGCGCAGCTTCTGCAGCTTTCTTACGTTTTAGCTTAATCATTTGATTAGCTAGCTTTAAGTTTCTAACTTGCCTAATATCTATAGCATCTTCTAAATTTATACTACCGCTAGACAATGCTGCTTGAATGTTCTGCTCTAATTGCTCTTTTTCTTTTTCATCTGGAACTAAGTCAAAGTAAATGCCAAAATCATACAGATGTATAGTTGACAAATCCTCTAATTGACCAACGTTCCATGTTGAAATGCTATTTTTTAAAGCTTCTTTTGTTAAATCAAATTCAATACTATCAGAAGTTCTAAGCACTATGTTTTCACAAGTTTTAACAGTTAAATACAAATAAGCATTTAATATATGTTTTGTTGCTGTATTAGAATTAGCAGCTGCAAGTTTTTGTAAACCTACTAAAGAATCTGAGTTTGGCATACTACCATCTCTAGCTTCATTAAGTCCGGTTACGTCTCTTATCATTTGTAAATAATACTGATATGTAGATATTAAAGAATTTATTTTTTGACCACCATCACTTTTAACTAATTCTTGTATTGGTATTCTACCTGGATTAGGATCACCTTCAGTTGTCATTGATCTACCTAATATACTACCAGTTTGAAAATACATATTCAAAGCTTCTTTAGCATTATACGTAGTACCGTTTCCTAAGTCTACCTCAGCTAAACCATCAACATCTAAATAAACACCATCAGGTATTACTTTAGATATTACTTGCTGTATTTTTAAATGAGTTAACTGTATCATATCTGCAAAACCAGTCATACGACTTACAAGGCTTTCTATTCTGCCACCATACATTTTAGGGCAACAGATATTATAATTCATATTTACTTTAACTAAGTTAGATTTTGGCCTTGTCATATTTTCAGCCATTTTCCACTCTAACATCATATCGTAACCTAAAACTTTAGCGCCACTATAAAGTACTTCAATTGACCTACTAACTCTATCAAAGTTTTCATTTTCATTTGGATCAAAAGTATCTGGTTTTTCTAAAGCTTTTTCTAAACCTGTGGTAGTTCTTTTTATTTTAAAAACCTGCTCACTAAAAGTCTTGTATTCAAAATAAAGTATATAAATATAATTACCATCTCTTTTGCCATTTCTGTTATATAAGAAGTTTCCATTACCTTGATAGTCTTGTAGCTTTTTAAGTTCTTCACCTGTTAAGTTAGGAAATTGTTTCTTACAGTCTGCTAAAGATAATGCTTTTACTTCGCCTACATACCATAGGTCTTCAAAATTTGGATCTTCACTATATGAATAAACTAACTTAGAAGGGTCTACATAATCAACTTTAACACCTTCAGCTTTGTTCCAAGTTGTTTTAACAGCTCCAATACCTAGTATTACTAAATCTTCTATTACACGTTTTTTCTTTAAGTTATATCTATTAAACTCTAAAGTATTGTTAATAGCTTCTTCACAAGCTATTTCACTTGCTTGCTTATAGCTTAACTGCATATGAAGATCAAGCTCTTCTTTATTTTCTGGTAATTCTTCTGG